CAGTACGGCACCCATCCGGATGCGGCGGATGCTGCTGTGGCGCACCTCTTCGCCGCGCTGAGCATGATGGAAGCGGGCAACGGCACAAGCTTGGGCATGGTTCTTCAGGCTCTGCGCAACGTGCACAGGCCACGCCGCTACAGTGCTTTCTACGAGATCGGGGCGCTCACCCCGAACGATTTGCTGCATGGGGCGCTGCACGCCAACAACGAGGCCCGTTTCTGCCTGATGGTGGCGAGAAGGCACCCGGATACCCCACCGGCAGTGGTGGCCATGATCCAGGCGGCCATGCTGGCGCACGACAAGATCGCCCGGTTCATCCAGGAGCCGATGTGGGCGACCGACCCGCCGGAAGTCGAGGATATGGAGCCGGCCGGCAATGCCTGAAGCCGAGGAAATCACCGAGACCGGGACGGCGCTGCTCGCTCTCTCGGCCTTGCTGGGAGGTGACCAGACGCAATCCGCGATCACCGTCCTCGGCGTCTCCATCATCCTGGCGCGGCTCGGCGCCCGGATGGAAACGGTGGGCAGCGCCATGCTCGACAGGCACGACGCGCGGCGGCGGCAACAGCCGGCATAGCGAAAGCACCGTATCGATCATCGATACGGTTGAGGGGAGGGCCGCCTGATGGCCCTCCCCTCAGACGCGGCTCGCGCAGCGAACGCGGCGACCACTGCGGCGCGCCGTGCCATGCTCGCCAAGCTCCACCTGGCCCGCAAGCAGCTGGCCCTCACCGAGGACAGTTACCGCGATGTGCTGCGCCGGGTGACCGGGCTGGACAGCGCGGCCGCCATGAGCGACGGCCAGCTCGATCGCGCGCTGGCCGAGTTCAAGCGCCTGGGCTTCAAGCCGAAGGCCGCCCCGCCCCGCCAGCCCGCCAGCCAGCATTCGCAGATCCGCATGATCCACGGCGTGTGGAAGGATATCTGCGACATCGGCATCGATGCGGAGGATCACGACGCGGCCCTGCGCGCCTTCGTGCGGCGGCAGACGCACAGCAAGCTGCACCCCCAGGGCATCGCGGCACCTGCCTTCCTGAATGCCACCCAAGCCAATCGCGTGCTGGAGGGCCTGAAGGCCTGGCGCGCCCGGTTGCGCCGCCGGGCGTGACCATCCCGCCGCCCCCTGCCGAGCTGGCGCCCCTCTCTCGGGTCATCCCGCCCGAGGCGCTGCTCGCGCTCATCGAGGCACACGGCGGCACCAGGCTCTACATCCCCAAGGCACCCAACCAGGCCAGCCCTCTGGCGAAGACGTTGGGCCGGCCGGCGGCGCTGGCCCTTGCGGCGGCCATGGGCGGGGAGACGCTGAAGGTGCCGATGGCGCGGCACTGGCGGGTGCGTGTCCTGCATGCACGAGGCCTCAGCTACAGCCAGATCGCGCGGCGGCTGCTCATCAGCGAGGATGCGGTGTGGCGCCACCTGAACGCCGCGCGGCTGACGAACGCCCAGCCCGACTTGTTCGGCTAAAGCGCTGAGGCGGCCGCGACGCCGCCTACCCGCAGCCACGGGCATGAACGGCACCCGGCGCGCGCGCGATGGTGCGGACCGCAGCCAAGGGGCCGGTTCGTGGACAATCAGCATCGTCTCATCAAGGGCTTCATGGCGCTGGTCCGCAGCATCGCGAAGCCGGATGGCTTCTGATGGACCGTTACAACGCCTGCGCCGACTTCGTGCTGAGCACCGAAGGGGGCTACGTCAACCATCCGGCGGACCCGGGCGGCGCCACCAATCATGGCGTCTCCCTGCGTTTCGCGAGCAGCATCGGGCGCGTCCTCGATCTGGACCATGACGGCGACGTGGACGAGGCCGACATCCAGCTGATCACGCCGGCCGTCGCCCGCGGCGTTTTCCGGACCTTCTTCTGGGATCGCGTCGGCGCCGCCGAGCTGCCGGCAGGGGTGGATTTGCTGGTGTTCGACGCGGCGGTGCATTGCGGCGTCGGTGCCGCCAGTCGCTGGTTGCAGGCATGCGCCGGCGTCACCGTGGACGGCCAGCTGGGGCCGATCACCCGCGCCGCTCTGCGGCTGAAGACTGCCAGCGCGGCCGGCGCCCGCGCCCTGGCGATCGACTTTCACGGCCGCCGCATTGCCCATCACGCGGGCCTTCCCAACCAGAAGGACTTCGGCCTGGGCTGGTCCCGGCGGCTGGCCGAGCTGGCGATGGTGGCGGCCCTGGCTCTGCCCCGCCCGCCCCAAACCCGCAGCACGGAGACCATCCCATGATGAGCATGATCCTCGCCCTCGTCGCACAGGGCCTGTTGCCGCTCGCCGCCACCATTCTGGCCGGCGCCGGCACCTGGGCGGCGACGCGCCTTTCCAACTGGCTGAAGCTCTCCTCCGAGAGCACGCTGCGCCGCGACGTCCAGTCGCTCGCCGAGGTGGTGGCCAACGCGATCCACGGCCAGCTGGCCGCCGCCGTGCCCGCGGTGGGCGCCCCGGCCACGCCGCAGGCCGAGCTGCTGGCCGGGATGGTCCAGGATGGCGCCGGCTACATCGCCACCCGCATGCCGGAGGCCGTGGCCAAGCTCGGCATCTCCCCGCAGGGCCTGGTGGACATGCTGAGAACCCGCCTGCAGGCCCGCGGCCTGATGTCCAACGGCTGATAGCATCGGGGTCCCCTGATCATGGAAGCGATGAACATCGCGCTGCGCGACTTCGCGGCCCTGCTGGCCGCGGGCGGCGTCATCGGCGGCATCGTCATCGCCTGGGTGCGCTGGCAGCTGGCGGGCACCTTCGTCGGCAAGGCCGACATCTCGGGCATCTCCCAGCGCCTGGAGGAGATGGAGCGCCAGATGCGTACCGCGCCCACCGACAGTGATCTGCACCAGCTCTCGGGCCGCCTCGCGGCGGTGGAAAGCGGCGTGGCCGTCACCGGCGCGCAGCTGACCGGGGTGAAGGAGGGCATCACGCGCATCGAACGCGACCTCTCGATGGTGGTGCAGCAGCTGTTGAAGGCCGGCTGATGAACAGTTTCGCCGAGGCCATGCAGGCCGATCGCCGCCGCGCCGCGCTGGTCATCCTGGCCGCGGCCGAAGGTTTCGTGCTGAACGAGGACCTTCTGGTGCGGGAGCTGGGCCGCGTCCGCCTCGGCATCATGACGCGCGACGACATGCGCGCCCTGCTGTCCTGGCTGGAGCGGCAGGGCCTGTGCGTCGTCGAGCAGCTGGCGCCGGCGCCCGCCATCCCCGATGGCATGTGGACGGCCACCGCCACGCGTGCCGGCCGGGACGTGGCGCGCGGCGCGACGCATCCTGGCGTCGCGCCGCCGTTGTAGGCGCGGCCTGTGGCCCGCCCCTCATCCATCGGCCGGCTACCGCCGGAGATCCGCGAGGCCATCGGCCGCCTGCGCGATGGCGGCCAGACCATTGACGAAATCCTGGCCCACCTGCGGCTGCTGGATGCGCCAATCAGCCGTTCGGCGCTGGGCCGGCACATCCAGCGGGTGGACCAGCTGGGCGCCAGGCTGCGCCAGTCCCGCCACATGGCGGAGGCGCTGGCCCGCCAGCTGGGCGACAAGCCGGGTGACCAGGTCGCACGGGTCAACATCGAGCTGCTGCACAGCTTCCTGGCCGATGCCTTCGCGGCGGCCAGTGAAGGGGAGACGGATGCCGGCAAGGGCGTGCTCCTGGCACTGCAGAACCCGAAGGGTGCGGCGCTGTTCGCCGAGGCGGTGGAGCGGCTGACCAAGGCCAGCCGGAACAACGCCGCCTTCGTCGCGGACGTGGAGAAGCGGGCCGTCGCCCGGGCGCAGAAGGAGGCGGCGGAGCGGGTGGAGACGCTGCTCAAACCGGCGGCCGGCATGTCGGCCGAGCTGAAGCGGCAGATCAAGGCGGAGATCTTCGGGGTGCAGCCCGCGCCGCCGCCAGGCGCCACGGCGTGAGCCGCCCAGCGCAGGCCGAAGCCGCCCCGGCCCCCGAGCTTCCGCCCGTCTTCCTGGCCTATCAGCAGGAGCTGATGAACAGCGTGGAGATCCACGCCGTGACTGTCGTCGAGAAGTCCCGGCGCACCGGCTACTCCTGGGCCGCCGCCGCGATCGCCGCCCTGACCGCAGGCTTGCAGGCCGGCGCCGGCGGCCAGGACGTTCTCTACATGGGCTACGAAAAGGAGATGACCCGCGAGTTCATCGGCTATGTCGCCGAATGGGCGCGCAGCTACCAGCTCGCCGCGGACGTGATGGAGGAGTTCGTCTGGCGCGACCCGGCCAAGCCGGAGGCCGATATCGGCGCCTTCCGCATCAAGTTCGCCTCCGGCTTCGAGGTGGTGGCGCTGCCCTCCGTGCCCCGCGCGCTGCGCGGCAAGCAGGGCCTGGTCATCCTGGACGAGGCCGCCTTCATGGACGAGCTGGAGGAGGTGCTGAAGGCCGCGCTGGCCCTGCTGATCTGGGGCGGCAAGGTGCTGGTCATCAGCACCCACAACGGCGAGAACAACCCCTTCAACACGCTGGTGACGGACATCCGCGCCGGGCGCGTGCCCTACCATCTGCTGCGCTGCACGCTGGATGAGGCGTTGGCCGATGGCCTGTATCGGCGCGTCTGCCTGAAGTCGGGCACCACCTGGTCCGCCGAGGCGGAGACCGCATGGCGGGATGACCTGGTGCGCCGGTATGGCGCCGGCGCCGACGAAGAGCTGTTCGTCATTCCCAGCCCGACCAGCGGCACCTTCCTGCCCGCGCCGCTGATCGAGGCGCGGATGGACGCCGCCACCCCGGTGCTGCGCTGGCAGCCGCCAGCGGCCGACTTCGCGCAATGGGCCGATCATCTGCGGCATGCCGAGCTGGCCGACTGGATTGCCGAGCACCTGGCGCCCCTGCTGCACGGGCTCGATGCCGAGACGCCGCACGCGCTGGGCATGGACTTCGGCCGCCGGGTGGATCTGTCCGTCATCTGGCCGCTGGGTATCGGCCGCGACCTGGTGAGGCACACGCCCTTCGTGCTGGAGCTGCGCAACATGCCGTTCCGGCAGCAGGAGCAGCTGCTGTTCCACCTGCTGGACCGGCTGCCCCGGTTCCGCGCGGCCGCGCTGGACGCCGGTGGCAATGGCATGGCGCTGGCCGAATTCGCCGGCCAGCGATACGGCACGCGGGTGCAGCAGGTGATGCTGAGCGAGCCCTGGTACCGCGAGCATATGCCGGCCCTGAAGGCCGCCTTCGAGGACGCCACGATCACGGCGCCGAAGGACAGGGACATCCTGACGGACTTCCGCATGCTGCGCCTGGTACGCGGCGTGGCGCGGGTGCCTGAGCGCAGCACCGGAAGCGATGGCGGCCAGCGACATGGCGACGCAGCCATTGCCGCCGCGCTGGCCATCTTCGCGAGCAAGGCCGAGCCGGAGGCCTACGGCTACCAGGCGGTGCGGTCAGCCCGCGCCGGCGCCGAGGCGGCCTTCACCGGCTTCAACCCCGAGGAGAGCTACGAAATGCGGCGACCGATGCGGGGGCTTGGGCTTTGATGGACACGGGTCTCCTCTCGGCGCGCGACCGCGAGCGCATCGCCGGCATCCATCCGGACCTGCTGCGCGTGGTGGAGCGCGCACGCCGCGGTCTCACCTTCTTCGTGCCGCCGGACGGGGGGCGCCGCACCCGTGCCCGCCAGGCCGAGCTGGTCGCGAAGGGGGTCAGCAAGGCCATGGTCTCCCGGCATCTCACCGGGCATGCGGTCGACCTGGTGTTGTGGACCGATGACGGAGATGGCGTGATCGAGGCCGCGGAGATCGGGTGGAACAAGGCCAGCTGCGCCCGCGTTGCCGCCGCCATGAAGGCCGCGGCCGCGGTGGAAGGCGTCCGCCTGGTGTGGGGCGGCGACTGGCGCAGCTTCTACGACGGGCCTCACTTCGAGCTGGACCGGGCGGCATACCCGTGAGCCTGCTCGATCAATTCGGCCAGGTCATCGATCCGGCCACCATCCGTCGCCTGAGGGAGGAGGAAGCCAAGCCCACCCTGGCCGGCGTGCGCCCGGCCTTCGGCGCCTTCCCGGCAGACGGCATGACGCCGGCCCGCCTGGCGGCCATCCACCGGGCCGCCGCCCAGGGCAGCGCCCTGACCTATCTGGAGCTGGCCGAGGACATCGAGGAGCGTGATCTGCACTACGGCTCCGTGCTGGGGACACGGAAGCGCCAGGTGGCGCAGCTGCCGATCATCGTTGAGGCCGCATCCGACGATACGGCTCATGTCGAGCACGCCGACTTCATCCGCCGCTGGCTTGACACCGGCGTGCTGGACGAGGCGATGTTCGATGTCCTCGACGCGGTGGGCAAAGGCTTCTCCGTGCATGAAGTCATCTGGCGCATGGAGCCGGGCCGCATCGAACCCGAGGCGCTCATCTGGCGGCCGCAGCGCTGGTTCTCCGTGGCCACCAGCACCGCCGCGCTGGCGGACCCGACCGTCACCTTCGGCGAGACGATCATGCTGCGCGAGGGCGCGACGCTGGCGCCGTTGCTGCCGCACAAGTTCCTGGTGCACCGGCATAAGGCCAAGAGCGGCCTGATCATGCGCTCGGGCCTCGCCCGCCTGGCGAGCTGGGCCTGGATGTGGAAGGCCTTCACCCTTCGCGACTGGGCCGGCTTCGTCCAGAACTACGGCCAGCCCATGCGCCTCGGCCGTTACGGGCCAGAGAGCTCGTCCGAGGACCGCGACGTGCTGTGGCAGGCAGTGGCCAACATCGCGGGCGACTGCGCCGCCATCATCCCGCGCGGCATGGATGTGGAGTTCATCGAGCCAGGTGACCTGAAGGCGGGCGCCGAGCTGTACGAGCGGCGGGCCGACTGGATGGACCGCCAGATGTCCAAGGCGGTGCTGGGCCAGACAACGACGACGGACGCCGTGAGCGGCGGCCATGCGGTCAGCCGCGAGCACCGCCTGGTGCAGGAGGACATCGAGCGCGCCGATGCGCGGATGCTCCAGGTATCGATCACGCGCCAGCTGGTGCAGGCGATCATCGCCTTCAACTTCGGGCCGCAGGACGCCTACCCCAAGCTGTTGATCGGCCGCCCCGAAGAGGTGCCGCTGAAGGAGGTGGTGGACGCGCTGGACAAGCTGATCCCGCACGGCCTGCGGGTGGAGGCCAGCCAGGTCCGTGGCCGGCTTGGACTGGTCGAGCCGGACGCCAACGCGGAGATCCTCGGCGCCGCCAAGGCCGCACCGGCTCCGCCTCTGGCGACATCGGCGTTGCCGATGCGCCGGGATGGCAAGCCCGACCTGAAGGCGTTGGCCCTCAACGCGGCGCAGCTCGCCACGCCGGACGCGGTGGAAGCCCTGACGCAGCGCATGGCGGAGGATGCCGCGGGTGCGATGGCTGGCCTGACGGACGCGGTCCGCGCGGAGATCGAGGCGGCCACCGACATGGCTGATCTGGGTGAGCGCCTGGCCCGGCTGCAGCTGGACCCCAAGGCGCTGGCGGCGGCGATGGGGCGGGGCATGGCGATCGCCCACCTGGCAGGCCAGGCGGCGTTGCTGGACGAGCTGGCTGGGCGATAGCTGGTGTCTGGCGCCAGTAACACGGTCGCGGCCCTCTCCCTGCCGCCGCGCGAGGCCATCCGCTACCTCCTCGGCAAAACCAACGTGCCCACCCAGGGCTGGTCGGATGTATGGCAGGAGGCGCATGCCCGGGCCTTCACGGTGGCCGGCGCGGCCAGCGGCGCGCTGCTGAGCGACTTCCGCGCGGCCGTGGCCAAGGCGCTGGAGCAGGGCACCACGCTCGCCGAGTTCCGGGCCGACTTCAACGACATCGTCGCCCGGCACGGCTG